TGACGCGATCGCCGGCGGCGCGCGCCGGCGCCGGCGTCAGGCGGATCGAGCCCAGACGAACGGACGGCCCCAGCACAGCGCCGGCAGCGTCCGCCGGCGGCGGCACGATCAGGACCGGCGACGGTATGCTAGGAATGAACGGCAGCGCGATCGACGGGCGCGGCCGCCAGATGCGACGATGAACGCCGCTATACATCTAGCCCTGCTCCGCGAACCAAAGTGTAGACGATAAGGTCACATCATCGGCAGGCCCCGCCATAAGGCGCAGAACGATCGAAGTCTGGGCCTGCGTGATCGGAATCCATAGTTCCGGCGGCAGCCAAATGCGCTCGCCCATCCGGATATTGAAGGCATAACTTGCGATGTTGACGGGCGTCCCCGCGCTCGCGATCGTCGTATCGTTCGCCCGCACAGTCGCCCCGGCGGCGGCGTCCGATGGAGCAAGCGGAGTCGGCGTGACGCTGCCGCCGCCGGTTCCGACCGTCGTATGACCACGGATCACGCGATAGCGCAGGATTTCTTCTTCCGCGTCCTTCACGTCGCTGATCTGATCGAGGTTCCAGCCGATCAGCCAGCAGGGCTTGTCGTCGGCGGGCGCCAGATACCAGAAATCTCGATCGCCGCCGGCATTGGTGATCGACTGATTTTCGAATTCCGCCGAATAGACACGCGATGCGGAAAGCATGACTAGGCCGCCTTTCTGATCAGCATGTGTTGATGGACGGGCCCCGCGCCGCGCGGCGGCAGGCTCGCCGGCGTCACGAATGGACGGACGGCGACTGTGCAGGCGCACCAGCTGTCCGACGTCGTGCCCGTCCATTGCGAATAGTTTCCGGGATTTTCGGCACCCGCTGGCGTCTTCGTGATCGATGCCAGCGCGATCGAGACTTGCGCCGCGTTGTTCTTGGAAATCAGGTTGCTATATCCGGTCGGCGGCGTCGTCGCCTGCAGCGCGACAGTCGTCGCGCCGAAGGCGAGGACCCAGGCGTTATCCGTGACCGTCGTGATCGCGGGCGGATCCGCCAATCCGCTGTTGGCGCCGGTCGCCGTCGTCGTCGTCGCATCTTCCGGCGTCGTCGTGTCTACGCCGCGCAAAACGTCCAGGACCGCGACACTGGCCCCTGAATTCGTCAAGGTGCTGTCGAATTGCGCCGTGCTGTCCGGCGTCGACCCCTGGACCTTGCGATAGGCGCCGAAGTCGCAATCTCGGCTGTCCCTCCCGAAAAGATCGGCCAGTTCCGTATAGCCGGCCGTGATCGGAACGCAGTTGTTGTCCGTGTTGGCCGCGACCACGGCATAGGCGGCATAGACGACGTCATTCTGGACGACACCGCCCGGCAGCGTCACCGATACATCGGCGGCCGAAGCCGCCGATCCCGAAGCGCTGCCGACCAGTGAAATCGCCATGTGTCAGCCCTTCGCGTTGAACAATCCGCGGAAGGCCGCGACGCGCGTCGCGAAGGCCGGCGGTTTCACAGCCTTGACCGGAACGTCCGACGTGATCGGGACGCCGTTCGCGTCGGCGCCAATGACGACGGCCATCGTATAACCGCCCTTGTAGCCGGCCAGATTGGCTTCGATCCAATCGGCGGCGACGCCGGCGGCGTCATAGATCGCCTGCAGGTCCTGCACCATATCGGCGAGCGTCGCCCAGGCGCATTTGCGATGCGCGAAATAGCCCGCGATCACGGCGCGGGCCGGCCCACCGCGAGCGGCGAGCGCGTCAAACCAGCGGCGATAAGCGCGGCAATGCAGGACGAATTGCGCCAGCTTCTTCAGATCCAGATCGACATCGCCGTCCATTTCGTCGGACCAACGCGCCAGCCAGACGAAGTGTCCCTGCAGGTTCGCGGCTTCGAATTCCGCGCCGTCATTGGCGACGCCGGCGACGGCGTCATAGGGGAACGGCGCCGCCATCAGACGAGCCCGACGCGCTGCGCCGGTGTTCCCGGCAGCTGGCGGTAGAACGAATCAAAGGCCGCCGCATTGCGCCTGACTAGCGCCTCGTCTTCGCCGGACTCGTCCGCGAAATTCTTCAGCGACCACTTCTTCGGATCCGCGCCGGTCAACTTCAGATGCAGCGGCGGGCCCAGCGTTTCCTTCAGATCGCGCGTCAGCACCAAGCGCGCGACCTCGAGCGCGGCGACGGTCGTCTTCTTCGCGCCGATGACCGTCAGGTAATGCGGATAGGCCTTGTCGATATCGACGACGATCCGCCCGTCGTCTTCGCGCACAAACCATGCGTCCATGTCGGCTCGCTCCCTCTATTCCGTGATCCGGATTTCGCAATTCTGCAGGGTCAGCGTCTGGGTATCGCTGACCGTGCGATCGGCCGACAGATCCCAGAAGTGATAGATTTCGCGGGATCCCTGGGTCGCGTTGTCGTCCGTGAAGACGGCATAACGCGCGCCGTTGCCGGACGCCGGGATCGATCCGCCCGACGCCGTCCAGACCAGGTCTTTGATCTGGATCAGCGCGCGATCGTTCGCGTCGTCTTCCGTCAGCACGTCGAAGTCGGTCGAATTCTTCGACAGGCTGATCCCGCCGGTCGTGTAGCCGTTGCCCGAAGCGATTTCCGTCAATTCCGACTTCGTATTGGTATCGGCGACCGGCGCCGTCGCCGACGTGACCAGCGCGACGAAAAAATTCGTCGGCAAGGCGACGCCCTGATAGGCGCGCCCCAGCATGCGAAATTTGCCCTTGTTCGTCCAACCTGCCATGACACCCTTCCCGAGCTCGAGCCCGCTGCAGCTTGCTGCGGCCGGCAGATCCCGACCGCAGCCGTCAGATTTGCAGCACCCCTAAAATTTCAGTTGCCGCCGGCGCCCGGATCGCCCGCCGGCTTCCCGCCGCCGGCGTCCGCCGACGCGTCGCCCGCCGGCTTCCCGCCGCCGTCGGCCGCCGGCACGCCGCCCAGCGCTTCGGCCAGCGTCACGGTCTTCGCCGCCGCCGGCGCGTCGTCCGCCTCGCCGACTGCGCCGCAGCGCAGCAGCGGCTGCAGGACTTCTTCCGGCGCGCCGTCCATGCGGTCGCCCGCATTGAAGGTGTGTTCCACGTTGCGCCCGTCGACGATCTGGCCATGACGGATTGTGGTCTTCGCAATAAGCATCGGATGGACTCCCGTTTCGGGTTGCGAGGGATCGAAAGCCCGCCGCCGGCGTCGCCGCCGGCGGCTCGCGCCTTCGACAGCTGCGATCAGGCGACGGCGTTCTGGATGAAGTAGCCCAGATCGTTCGCGCTGATTTCTTCCTTCACGGACTCGCCGACGCGGATCCGTTCGCTGCCGCGCAGGCCGGTCTTCGGTTCCGGCATGCTGCCGGCGAAGCGCGCCGCCAAGCCGGGCGCGGTCGGCGAGCCCGGCGGATTGAATTGCGCCGTGAAGCCGAAGGTGATCGGGCCGTCGACGTCGCGCGTCAGCGGATTCCGATAGATGAAGGCGGCATGCTTGCCCCAGACGCGCGACATGGTCGCGGCCTGGCCCTTCTTCGCGGTGTTCACGAAGGACTCGCCGACCAGGACTTCCTCGAGTTCGAAAAGCTCCGCGATCTGCTGGCGGCGGACGACGCCAGCATTCGGCGCGTTGCCGACGACGGCGTTATTGATCTTCGGATGCTGGATCAGCTTGCTGAAGGTCGCGCGACCGAAGATGGCGACGTTCGGACGCAGGACCGGCGTATCGAGTGCCGTCATGATATCCGAAATCGGGTTGCTGTTCGTGAAGTCGGACCATTGCGACGTCCCCGAGAGCGTCACCGTGTTGGCGCCGGGATAGGTGCCGGCGGCGAAGATCAGGCCGGCGACGCGGACTTCGCGATCGATCATGATCAGGTCGGTCAGCGTTTCCACGGCATGATTGCGCGGATCGACCGTGCCGGCGGCGTTCGCGATATCCGGGACCGGCAGGATATCGTCCAGGCCGTAATCGGCGGTCTGCGACGGCGTGCGCGCGGCCGTGAATTCCACTTCGTTCGGCGACGACTTGCGGCCGACCTTCGTGTCCGGGACCGTGTAGCCTTCGGCCAGCGTCCACTTGTTGTAGGTGAAGGCCTCTTTTTCGAAGGGCGTCATGCGCGGCAGGACCAGATCGGCGATATAGCTGGACGCCGGATTCCGGTAGGCCATGGCGATTCCGGTCAGGACCGGATCGATCGGGAAAGGTGAAGTCGACATTGTCAAAGTTCCTTCGTTCGATTGCGGATGCTGCGGCTATTGGCCAATAGGCAAGCCGCAAAGCGTGAAAAGATCAGCCCTGCTTCAGACCGACCGACAGAATGACTTCGATCACGTCATTCGCGACGCCGGACTGCAGAGCGACGCCGACGATCCGGTTGTTCGTGCCGGCGCCCGGCGCCGCGGCGACGCCCTGGCCCGTGCCGTTGGCCGTGATTTCGTTCCCGCGCGTGACCGTGCCGCCGATCTTCACGTCGGCGATCCCGTCCCACATGACGTCGACGCGATCGCCGACCGCGGGCGCGCCGGCGGCGTCCGGCTGAATGCAAACACCGATGATCAGATCGGTCGCGGCGACCGCCGGGACGACTTCGTAATCGTTGGCGCCCGGCTTCACCAGGCAGCCGAAAAACAGGCCGGTCGCGCCGGCCTTCATGCTGCGAACGTGACCCTTCAACATGGGTGATCCCCTTTCGTCAGAGTGTGAAAACGAACGGCGTGCGCTTCGGACCGTCAGGCCGCGGCGCGCTCGCCGTTTTGGACGCGCGCCATCGCGACGGCGATCGAATAGGGCCGGCCGGTCTTCTTTTCCTCGACCGCCTGGATCGCCAGCGCTTCGCGCGCATAGACGTCGGCCGACAGCTTCGGCTTGTCGGCCGGATCCTTGTCAGTCTTCCCGCCCAGCGTCGCCGCCTGCTTGTTGCGCTTCGCCAGTTCGTCGACGAGTCGCGACGCCAAGGCCTCGCCCTCGAGCCCGGCGGCGATCAGCGCATCGCCGATTTCGAAGCCGGCGGCGGCGTCCAGCGTGCCCGACGCCACGAGCCCGCCCAGGCGCGCGCGAATGTCGGCGACGCGCTTGCGTTCATCCGTGATCCCGGCGACCCGGCCGGCGGCCGTGCCCTCGAGCAACCCAGCCTTGTGCCCGGCCTGGCGCCCTTCCTCGATCAGCTGACCGGCGACGGCCGCGTGATCCTTCCGCATAGTGTCGATATCCATCGGCTTAACCTCGATTGCGGACGCCGCCGCGCCCGGTTTCGGAACGAAAGACCGACCCGCGGCGGCGAGTTCGGCCAGGGTTGCTTCGAAGGTCCCGATCGCGTCGGCCATGCCGGCGGCGACGGCATCTTTCCCCACCTTCACGCCGCCGGCGCCGAAGTCGTCGACGACCTGTTGTGGCGTCTTTCCGCGGAAGGCGGCGATCTGCCCGATCATTTCTTCGGCGACGCGATCGACCAGGGCCTGGATCTGCGCCCTGCCGCCGTCCGTGTTCGGATCCGGCCGCTTGTTGGGCGACTGCGACGACACGAATTCGATCGTCCGGACGCCCTGCGCTTCGCGCGCCTTGCTGCGGTCCGTCCAGGTACTGACGACGCCGATCGAGCCCAGGACCGCGGTCGCATTCGCGACGATCCGATCGGTCGCGCTTGCCAGCCAATAGGCCGCGCTCGCGCAGGTCCCGCCGGCGTAGCATTGGACCGGCTTCTTCTTCTTCAGATCCTGGATCATGGCGGCCATTTCATGGATCCCGGTCACTTCGCCGCCCGGACTGTCGACATTCAGCAGGATCGCCTTCACCTGCGGATTGTCGATTGCCGCCTGGAAGTCCAGCGCCAGCTGTTCCAGCGACGTCGCGCCCGACAGTTCCGTGAACAGGTTCGCATAGCGGAAGATCGGCCCGTCGATCGCCAGGATCGCGACGCCGTCGCGCAGAACGCCGCCGCGCGTGCCGACCAGCGGCGCCGCCTGCTTCGCGGCCACGGCCTCGAGGTCGGACAGCTGCCGATCGGCGATCGCGATCATTTCTTCCAGGATCGGCTGCGGCAGGGCCCAGGCCGCCGAAAAGATCGCGGCCAGGACGCGGGCGCAGGAATTGCGGACCGTCTTCGTCGTCATGCGTCACCCCTTCTGCTGCTGACCCGGGCCCGGCTCGCCCGGCAGGCCGTCGCCGGCCGTCGTCTGACCGCCGCCGCGGCTGACTTTGCGCGGATCCGTGTCCAGGACGATCCCCAGTTGATCCAGCTTCGCGTTGTCGCGCGCGATTTCGGCCAGGACGTCGTCGGGATCCTCGCCCTGTTCGGCGATCGCCGCCGTCTGCGACATGAGTCCCGCCCGGACCGCGTCGCGCGTCGCCGCCACTTCGACGGCTGGATCGATCCAGCGCCGCCGCGGCGTCGCCCAATTGGCGAGATAGGGCGCATTCGGATCGCGGCGGCCGACCGCGGCGCTGATCGCGCCGACGCGCGCCCAGGTCGGCGCGCAGATCTGCGGAATCACCATCAGCCATTGCCACTGATCCAGCTGATCGAAGAAGTCGACATTGCCGGCGCGGATCGACGAGAAATTGCGGCCCTTCAGGTCGCCGGTCAGCGCTTCGTAAGTGATCCCGACGCCGGCGGCGACCGCCATCAGCTGATAGGTCATGTAATCGACATAGCCGCCGGCTTCCGGCGGCGTCGGGAAGTTCACGGACTCGTTTAGATCCAGGTACTGGAAGCGGCCCGGCTGGATATTCTCGAGCCGGCGCCCCTTGTCGTCGGTCGTCGTCTGCGTCGAATTGCTGCCGGCCATCGGCGCGCCGGCCGCGCCGCCAGCGCGCGTGACGATCGCCGAAAAGCAGGCCGCGATCTTCTTCCGCATCGCTTCCGATGCGTCATAGTCGTCCATATCCTTCAGCCGAAGCGCGACCGACGCGAACATGCTGACGCCGCGCGCCTGCCCGGGCCGCAGCGGTTCAAACATATGGCGGATCTGCGACGCCGGGACCCGTTCGCTAATCAGCTTCGATCGCCGGCCGCCCCAGAGCGGTTCGCCGGGATGCTCCGGATAGAGCCAATAGGCGACGCGGCGGCCGAAGGGATCATATTCGACGCCCTGGATCACGACGTTGCCGCTGCCGTCATTGGCGAGCGCGGTCTTCGTCAGATCGAGATAATCGGCCTCGAGGACCTGGACCTGCAGCGGGATCTTCAGCTTCCAGTTGTTCGGGCGGTAATAGTAGCGCAGCAGGACTTCGCCGCCCTGGGCCCAGGCGCGCGCCGCCAGCTTCGTCAGCCCGTACCAATCCAGTTGGCCTTCCGGATCCGCCGAGTCGACGAAGAATTTCCAGTCGTCGGTCGCGCGCTGCTTCCGCTCGATTTCGTCGTCGGCCGCCGACAGGCGCGGGACGATCCCGGTCCCGATGATCTTCGCCGCCAGCTTGCGCGTCGCGGTCAGCGCGTGCGGATTGTTGCGGACCAGATCATTCGCGCGGTTGCGGATCGTCGCCGCCTGCCCCCAGGTTTCCGCATTGGCCGACGTCGCCGGCGCGTTCCAGTTCAAGGTCCGCCGGTTGACGGTCGCGGCGTCATAGGCCGCGGCCAGCTGCAGCCGCGATCGCGCCGCTTCGCGCTGCAGGGCCCAGGACGGCGCGAAGCGCGTAATGACGCGCTCGAGCGCGTCCCAGCGCGGGACCGGCGCCGCCGCCGGCGTCGTGTCAGCTGCCATCGAAGACCCCCAGGCTGTAGGACGCTGGCGCATTGCCGGACGTGCCGCCAAGTTCGCGCTGGATCAGGTTGCGCGCCGCCAGCATGTCCGACAGCGACTGATACTGGATCCGCTTCCCCTGATATTCGTAAGTCAGCACGCCGGCGGCGATCGCGTCGTCCAAGGCGTCCAGCTGGGCCTGCGAAAATGCCATGGGTCACCCGTTCCAGTAGTCGTCGCCGCTCGAGCCCAGATAGTCGTCGCCCGGATCCCGCGCCGGCTG